ATCGGCAATGGCGCACAGTTCTCTGAGATTGCACAGATGAACACATTAGACAAGTTGGTACAGGCAGGTTACATCGATCCGGGTGATTACATTGAAACCGTGCCTTCCAAATACATACCACAGAAATCCAAACTGCTACGTTCCTACCAAGAGCGGATGCAGAGGATGGCTATGGCAGGGGAACAGCCTCAGTCAAGAGGTTCTAACCCGACAGACGAACACGTCCCAATCTAAGGCGTACCACTTAAGAGTACGTCTTTTTTAACGCCTCACCAAGGGCAGGAAAGGAAAACATGGACGAGAACGAAATGACCGTTGAGGTCGAATCTACCGATGAGAATTTATTTGAAGATGTCGAAGATACCACGGAGACAACGGAAGATACTCCCGAAGTAGAAACAACAGAAACACCAGTAGAAAATCCTTTTGAGTTGCAGGTGAAATTCAATGGGGAAGAGCGCACCCTCAATGAAGAAGATGCACGTATGTATGCCCAAAAGGGAATGAACTACGACCGCTTTTACGAACCTTTAGAACGTCTGGCAAGAATGAACAATATGTCCGTTGGCGACTACATCAACCAGTTAAACGACACGCAGGTTCAGTATGAAGTGGAAAAAGAAAAAGACAATTTACGCAATGACCCGAAATACGAAAACGTATCCGATGAAGTACTGGATGAGATTGCTTCGGCAAGGGTCAAAGACTTTATGGGACAGCGTGACCAGTATTATGCTGACCAGACCCAAAAACAGGCTGACGAACAACAGCAGAGGGTTCAGAGAGAAGTCGACCATTTCTTAGAGGAATATCCCGAATTCAAAGATAAAGGCCCGGAAACGTTAGATCCGAAAGTGTTTGAGTTCGTGAAACAAGGTTATACGTTACTGGAAGCCTACAACAAATTCCAGCGAATGAATGTCGCAAAATCTCAAGCCGAATCCAAAGCCAAAGCAAGTCAGCTGAATGAAACCAATCGAAAGAAATCCCTTGGCGACACCACCAATGCGGGCGGAACTGCCGAGGATGCTTTTTTGAGCGGTTTCCTTAACAGTTAGCCGAATGGCTTGAAAGGAATTTAATATGGCTATCAATTTAGCTGAAAAATACTCCCCGAAGGTAGTAGACAAGTTTTACAAAGAATCCGTTATTTTAGGCAAATCCAACAAAGAATACGACTGGGATGGCGTTAATTCCATTAAAGTATGGACAATCACCACCCACGCTCCGACCGCCTATCAGAAACCGTCCAACAACGCCAGTGCGGTTTCTCTACAGCGCTACGGCACGACCTATGAAGTCGAAGACACGATTCAGACCATGCCGTTAACACAGGACAGAGCCGTATCTCTCTCCGTCGATAAAGGCAACAACACTGAACAGATGTTAATCAAGAACGCTGGTAAGGTCATGTCTCTTGAACTTAGAGAACAGTTCGTTCCTGAATTCGACAAGTATGCTCTGGCACGTTACTCAGGCTTAGTCGCAACTGGCATGACTGCTCCGTCTTGGGCAAATCTTGTTACTGTCAAAGCCGACGGTACCGCAACCATCACGAAATCCAACATCGTTGGTGCTATCTCTGATGGCGTTACCGCTTTAAGAAACAGCCTCGCCAACGTCGATGACTGCTACTGCTACATTGGTGAAACTGAGTTTGCAAACCTCCTGTTATCGCCTGAATTCATCAACTACAACAACCCGACTTTTGCAGGTCGCAACCTTGAAAGAGGTGTCATGGGCAAGGTAAGAGGTATCGAGATCGTCCCGGTTCCTGATTCATACTTAACGGCAGGCGCAGGCAACAATCCGTTCCTGTCAACGAACCTTCACTTCATGATTGTCAAGAAAGAATCCGTCCTCGTTCCGACCAAGATTAAGGACATGAAAGTCCATCAGGATCCGCCGGGATTAAGCGGTGCCTTACTGGAAGTCCGTTGGCTGTATGATGCATTCGTTCTTGACACCAAGGCGAAGGGTATCTACGTATCCAAGAAGACTGCATCCTAGTATTTACGGGGGGCTTTATGCCCCCTCTTTTTAGAAGGAGGAAAAATGACACTCCAAGAACTATATTCAAAAACCAAGGCGTGGATGTTTGAAAAACCTTCCTCCACGATTTATGACAACTATATTGTCGAAATAGCAAACAAAGTTTTAGCCGAGACTTACGAAGAAAACAATATGTGCCGAATGTTCAAAGGGAAACTTCCATTTATTGACGGCATATCAGCGCATCAGGTTTCCAACATTACAGATGAGTTAGACTACGAAGAAGAATACTTGCTGGATGTTATTCCTAAAGGAATCGATGCGAACTTCCTGATGGATGACGACTTATCTAAAATGAGTATTTATCAGACAGAATATAACAATGCGAGAGTCATGCGACAGTGCATGGTTCCATTACACACGATCGAAGAACTCACCAAGAAGGCGGAGGAAGAGTAATGCCTATTAGAGAAATGCCTAAGTTCAAGGCGGTTCCTGATAAGATGCTTGAAATCCCACAGCCTGCCATTGGTGGATTAAATTTAAAAGATTTGGAGTTTGAGCAGGACAATAACCAATCCCCCTATATGTTGAACGTCATGTACCGCAATGGTGCATTCGGGAAACGTTATGGGCAGGAAATATTCGGTTCTTATCCTGATACGATTTATTCCACAGTTTATTATGACGATTTTGTGTTTGTGCATTCGGGAACTAAAATCTATCGTGCTAATACGGAAGTAGCCAGTGGCTTACCCGAATCCAAAGGATTATTTATCATATTCGCACAGAAACTCTACTATTTAATCTCAAGCGGGTTTTACGAGTATGACGGAACATCCTTTGAAACGATCGATTCCTACGTTCCCGATTTCATAATCAACGCCAAGCCAGATGGTTCTACAGGCGGAGATGTCACCGACGATTTAAACATCTTAGGTACAAAATTCAAAATCATCTACAACGGCACGGAAAACGACACTGTTTACCACGTAAAAGAGTATAACGGTGCGGAAGGAAACGAAATCATCGACTGGTCTGTTAGGCCTTATATCGAGGTCGACAGAGGAAACGGCATGGAAGAGGAAACCAACTTTACCGTCGACACCACGGCACAGACGATTACGTTTGCTACGGCACCGGGTGAGGGATCGTTGAATGTCGTTATGGAATTCACCATGAAAAGCACAGTGTTTGCAGACCAGAGAAGTCAGATACTTAATTGCAAGTTCTACGATACTTTCGGTGGTGCAAACAACTCACGATTGTTCTTGGCAGGCGGTGGAAATTCAAAATACTGGTGGAGTCAGGCTTATGACATAAGTTACTTCCCGGAAAACAATTTCGCTACGTTAGGTAATACAGAGGATGATATTACAGGATTTGGAAGACAGTACAATGTATTGATTATCTTCAAACCTCGTGAAATTTATTCCGTTTATTCCTACACGGAAACCTCATCTACTACGGTAATAGAAGAAAACATCGGTCTCGAATCGTTCCGGTCACAGTTGGTTAATGCAAGAATCGGCTGTGATGCGCCTAATTCGATTCAACTTATAAACAACCTTTTGACGTGGTTCAATTCCAACGAAGGGGTGTGTACTTTAGTTTCAACAAATATTCAGGACGAACGTAACGTCAGAATCATTTCAAGAAATATCGAGCGTACCAACAACTTCGGTATCAAAGGAATATTGGACTACGATGAAAACCCATTAACCATCGAAAGTGCAGACTACAACAACCGATACTTTTTAGTTTTCCCAAGCAGTGGGTATTGCTTTATGTGGGATTACGAAATCTCGCCTTACAGATATTCCACTTCAGGTGGCGAAACAGATCCCAGAGTTTTAGACTGGTTTTTGTTTGACCATTTCTACGTTAAGGAATTCATCAAGGTTGGAAAGCAATTAGTATATGTTTCTTCCAATTCAAATTTTGCCAACAAACTTATCAAGTTAAATGCAACCTTTGTGGATTTGGACTTTAACAACGATGGTGAGAGAGATGCGATTCATTCCTACTACATGACACCGTTTTTCCAGTTTGGTGCTGTCGAGATGCTTAAGAACGTAAAGAACGTCTACATACAGTGCCGAGGAGATACGAATACTTCAATTGATTTGTATTACTACACCGATGATTCTGCCGAGCCTGAACCCGAACCTGAACCAATAAATGTCGCAGGTGGTTTTAATCTGTGGGGCGAATATGCGTGGGATAATTTCCACTGGTTCATGAACATATGGGGCAACACGTTCAGAAGAAAATGCAACATCAAAAAGATACAGATGGCTTCAATTTATTTTGAAAATAATCAGGTCGATAACGATATGTCCATCACCCATATTGGTTTGCAGTATCAGTTGGTCAAGTACATCAGATAGGAGATTTATGAACAAATTAAACTATGGAACATTTGACATCTCCAATGGGGATATCGCTTTCACTTCCACAAACGGATATTCAAACCCATCAAGTGAACTGGAAACGAGAAAGCAGTTGAGTTACCCCTTAAAGGAAGTCAAGACATTTGTAAATAACACGGTTTCCGTTGATTCCGATGATAACGCTGTTCAGATTGTTCTCGATAACGGAAGAGTCAAGTACCGCTCCGAGGCAGGCGGAAACTTAAGTGCGGTCACTGTGAAAATTTTCAGCGGTACGACCGATCCATCCGCAAGTCTAGGAGAGGACGGAGACATATACATCAAGTATGAGTAAGTATTACGAGTATATCCGTTGGGCAAACGAGTCAGACCATCATCCGTCTGTAGAGTCGTCTTTTACCATTAACGACACCATTGATAAAAACACCTCGTTTGAAATCAAATTCGCCAACAGGAATACATGGGCGATGCCGTACAACAACTCAAGTTCTACAGGCTTCTGGATGAACATAATAAGGTCAAACGGTACTAACGAAGCGAATTATTTCTCACAGAAAGCATCAACGAACAGAGTTGACTCCGGGACAATCAAATACGACAAAAACAAGTATTACGTTGATGGAACTTTAGTAAATACTCTAAGTGAAGTCAGCACGACGGCTACGGGAATCACGATAAACCAAAGCGTATATGGTGAAAACAGTAACTCACTGGATATTTACTACATCAAGGTATGGCAGAACGACGTACTGACAAGACATTTGATTCCGTGTCTGAATGACTCTAACCAGAAAGGAATGTACGACATTGTATCGAAGACATTCTTCAAGGACAACAAGTCAACATCGACACTGCACAACGAGAGATACCTGATAAGAGTATCATCCAGTGGAAACGGAACTGTTAGTGGTGGCGGGATTTTTTCATCGGGAAGTTCCGCAACGGTAACGGCAACGCCAAACGATGGATTTGTGTTCCTCAACTGGACGGAGAATGGAACGGTCGTTTCAACCAACAGCACATACACGTTCTCTGTAAACAAAAGCACAGAACTGACGGCAAATTTCAAAAAGAAGTCCAACTGCAAGTTCAAAAACAATGGGACTTGGGTGGATGCGACAATGTACATCAAAAAGAACGGATCTTGGAAAGAAGGAGAACTCAAGGTCAGACAAGGTTCTTGGAAAGGAGCGATATGATTACAAGAAACAGATATAACTTACAGGGCGACGTAGCGTACGAAGGACTATCAACAGATGTGAAACCCACGGAAGATGTCTACCCGAACTCTTTATTCCTTGAGTTAGACACAGGGGATTTCTATTTCTGGAATGAAAGCACATGGGAAAAAGTAGGTGAGTAAATGGATTACTACGG